CCACCTGGATCTTGAATACCATAAAGTACAGATGCCGGTCCTTTTAACACTTCAACGGTTTCAGTTGTCGCGCTAAAGTTTTTAGCTGGACCAGCTTGTAAACCGTTACGCATAATTGAGTTGTCACGGTTTCCACCAAAACCACGTTTTTGAATAGAGTCAAACATACCACCTAAGGTATTCGCTTGGCTAACACCACTGACATTATAAAGCGCATCAATGAGTGATTCAGGTTTGCGATCTTCCAATAATTTGGTCGAAAGAATATTCACTGTGTTTGGTGTGTCGAATACTGGCACTTCAGCTTTTGATACAACGGATGTCCCGGTTGTTTGATAACCATTTTGGTTGATACCCGTATCTTGAACATTGATTTGCTCAAGCACTTCGGTATTTGTATTTGCGGCCTGTTCAGTTTCTGCAAACGTAGAAATGGAAAAACTGGTTAAAAGTGCGGTTGAAATAAGGCTTAATTTAAAATTCATAATCGCTTCCCAATAGATAATAAAAGAGCCGCAAGTATAGCGAAAACGTTTACGTCGATCAATGCAAATTATTTTCATTTGCTTATACGATTTGTTCAGAAAATATTCATTTAAATTAAGTAGNNNNAAAAAAAAAAACCCCAAAAAAAAAAGGTTGGGGATTACAAGATGGTGCACTAGCTTACAGTTAAATTTTGTTATAAATCATTTGGATAGTATAAATTTAGCGTAATTTTGGCGTAGTCTGAAAATCCCATTACAAATGTTTTATGTGTAGTTTTCTCATTTAATCTGTTCGTTTATCGTTTTTTGTGACAATGTATTAGGTTGTATTTACAGATGAATTATCTATATCAAGAAAGAAAACAGAAAAGCAACTTCTGTTGGTTGTGATGTGTTGATGTTGTTTCTAAGAAAGTGACATTACTTATCAAAGGAATTCAAGACAAGAGCCGATTAGCTAGAAAGGAATTAAGTAATAAAGAAATAAAGGCACAAGAGTTAATTTCTAAAGGCTATAACATAAAATACTATCAGAAAATGATTTCTTGGAATTAGTTAATAAAACTTAATAAAAGAAAANNNNCCCGCCACACAGGCGGTTTGTTAGTTAAATTTCAATAGGTAAATAAGGCAAGCTATTGCTTGGTACTTCGGATATAGCAAGAAGGTTTTTTGCTAATGGCATCGCGTAAGGGTAAAGTGATGCCATAAACTCTTGTTCCCTATTTTTAGCTTCTGAGACTTTTGGATGATTTTTTTCAAAATGATAAGCAAATTCTCCTTTAAATTCATAATCCGGCGTCTCAATTTCAATATGGAGGATACAGTCGGCTCTGTCTTCTTTTGGGAATGTAACACCTAGAGAGAGTTTTCCTTCTTTTGCGCTACTTTCCTTATTAGTCTTTAGATTAAAAGAGTAAGACATAATAGCTTGATCAAGGATTTGCATTTTCATAATTATTTTCCTCTCCTGAAACGAACTGAGATTTTGACATTTTTTCTAATGTCCAATTAATTGCATTTTTTCTCATTTCTGGATTGTGTTCCCAGTTAAATTTAAATACTTTGTAAGCTTCTAGTTTTGCATGTTCAGTTGCATATTTTGTAATGACCAAGTCAACCCCTTCTGCTACTAAAGCATTTAGTTTTATATTTTGTATGCTTGAGATAAATAGGAGTTGGCGATGCTTTTCTGGTTTTACCCGAATATTAAATGCACCGGAACAAGATCTTTGTGGTTCGACGCCGGATTCTTCACAATCGGCAAGATAATCATCAACAGCATCATGAAATGCAGCCTCTAATTCTGAAAAATTCTCGGCTTCGTAAGTTATCAAGCCATTAATATGTAATAGCTTGCCGTATAATATCTTGTCTTCCTTGGAAATTTCGATACTTCCTAGAAAGCCTTTATATTGCATTGTTTCCATATTAATTTCCTAATAGCGCATAGAGTTCATCAAGGGCGGTTTTTATCTGAATAATTACATACCGCTTTAATGTATTTTGCGGATGTGGCTTATGAATACTAATCGGGAAATCAAGCGAAGAATGCTCAAATTTCACACGAGATCCATTACCTTGTTTTTCATTAAATCCTAAATTAAGTAAAAGTGTTCTCAGCTCGTCCCACGTAAAATCAGTGGGTGGCGGCTCTTTGTAGAGCTTATCTTTAATTTTTGTAATCTTGCTCATTTGTCACTAACCTTTAGTTACAAGATATTACCATGAATATTAATATTGTAAACATATTAGTAATAATAATTACGAATTCTTTGTTACTACACAAATAAATCAGCAACCATCCGCTATTGTTTTTTATAAAAGAACAGAATACCAAAACACATTCCCCAACACTGAAATGTCTTGTAATTCTGATATTTCGTCAGGGGGCTTATCGCTGTTATAGCTGCGGATTTTAACTTGCTCATTAGGCATATTGTAGAGTAGTTTTATTCTCAGCAATCCACTGTAGTTTATTGCGTATATTTTCCTATCTCTAATTGTTTTATTGCCCAAATCAATATCATATAGTTATTTTATCCCGAATGACAGGTTCCACAGAAGTACCATTAGCAATCACACGTACGGTAATTTCGTACTAATCTCCATGTTTTCAATAGTAATTAGTTATATCTGCTCGCTTTGATGTAATTAGACCAAATAAGGCGTAATTTGGGCATAATTAACGACAAGAAATATACAAAAATAGCTAAAAGTTGGCAACATTTGAGACTTGAAATTTTAGTGAATGATTGAATTGATTGTAGGTAAGCGATTGATTTTTGAAGTGAATTTTAGGAAAGAAAAAAGCCAGTAGAAATTTACTGGCTTTGATAGGTGGACTAGCTGAACCCGAATTAACTTGTATAATATTGATTTTTAATGTTTATTTTTCAAAGTCTAAAATCTTGTTACTAAGCTTGTTACTAAAACTATTTTTCATTGCGAATTTACTATTCATTCTACACTACAATAACATTGCCTAACTTAAAATAATATAGTTTTTATAAAATAGTCTTCACCTCTCCACTTTTTAAAGTAAATAAGAAAAAAATCTTTATTTATTATGTATTTATAATAGTGAAGGCTGTTTATTTTAGTCTTCACTAAGTCTTCACCAGTCTTCACTAATCAAAAAAACATCTCAATACAGAATATTTACTCTCTATCTGTTCAAAATTTAAGCAATCAAACAATCTTAACTTACCGTATCTAAACGCAACTAAACTATTGAAAAATAAGGTGTTTATTTAATAATCAAAACACTATATATTATATTTTGACTTAATAAAAGTCGTCTAAATTTAGACTAAGAAATCTCATAAGGAATAGATGAATATGTTTAAAAAACTAATTGAGTTACGCCAACAAAAGGCGGAAAAAGTCGCAGAAATGCGCTCAATGCTTGAAAAAGCAGAAAAAGAAAATCGTTCATTGAATGAATCTGAATCAGTAGATTTTGAAAAGCTGAAAGATTTAGTCAAACAGATGACTGATGAAATCAGCAAATATGAGGCAGTAGCTGATGAAGAACGAAACCTTAACGAACAGTCTCAAAAGGTAGAACAACGCAACATGAAACAACTTTCAAATGATGAGTTACGCCATTATGTGAAAACTGGTGAACTTCGCAACTTAACTACGGCTAACGGTGAAGATGGCGGATATTCAGTTATCCCACAGTTAGACAAAGATGTAATGAAACGCTTAACAGACGATAGCGTAATGCGCCAACTTTGTAACGTAGTACGCTTACCGGTTGGAGCGAAAGAATACAAAAAATTAGTATCGGCTGGCGGCGCAGCAGTAGAACACGGAACAGAAGGCACAGCACGCAACGGCACAGCAACCCCGAAACTTCATGAAGTAACAATCGCTTTAAATTCAATCTATGCTTATCCTAAGACTACACAAGAAATCTTAGACTTCTCAAGCATTGATGTTTTAGGTTGGCTAACTGATGAAATTTCTGAAACCTTCACAGAAACAGAAGAAACAGATTTAACTTCCGGTGATGGTAACAAGAAATCAAAAGGCTTCTTAACCTACCAACGCACAACCGAAGATGACAAAGTACGCCAATTTGGCAAACTTCAAAAAATTGAAGTAGCAGGCGTAGCGAAGATTGATGCAGATACTTTAATCGATGCGTTCTATACACTTCATAGCAAATACCGCAAAAATGCCGTATGGGTGATGTCATCAACGATTGCAGCAGCATTACAAAAACTTAAAAACAAAAACGGCGATTATATCTGGCGCGATGGTTTAACAACTGATGCCCCAGCAACATTATTAGGTCGCCCAGTCCACTTCTTAGAAACAATGCCGACAGGCGGAGCAAATAAAGCAGTAATTGCCTTCGGTGATTTCAAGCGCGGATATTTCATCGTAGATCACGAAACAGGCGTGCGAACCCGTCCGGACAACTTAACCGAACCGGGATTCTATAAAGTACACACCGATAAATATTTAGGCGGTGGCGTAGTAGATTCAAACGCTATCAAAGTGATTGAGACAACAGCATAAATCATAGAGGGGCGAAAGCCCCTTTTTTTGCTTAATAGGTGAAATATGAATAAAGAATTTGAAATCCGCTCCGCAACACTTTCAGCCGATGAAGAAAATCAAAAGCTAGTCGGTTATGCGGTGAAATGGAATAGCCCTTCACAAGTGCTTTACTGTGATTTTGTGGAATCCTTTGCGCCTAAAGCTTTCAGTGACAGCCTAGCGAGTGGCGAAGATGTGCGCGCACTCTTTGAACATGACTACACCAAGTTACTAGGTCGAACAAGTGCGGGAACATTAAAGCTAGAAGAAGATTCAACCGGCTTACGCTTTGAACTAACTCCGCCCGATACAACAATCGGAAAAGATTTATTAGTTAGCGTTTCCCGCGGTGATATTACAGGGATGTCTTTCGGATTCAGAGCGATTAAAGAAGAATGGAATTTTGATGTAGAGCCTTATCAAAGAAATGTAATTAAAGCAGATCTCTTTGAAGTTACTGTAACAAGTATTCCAGCCTATCCGGAAAGCAGTGTTGAAATCGCTAAGCGCTCAATGGTCGCAGCAAAAGAACAAACACAGGGTAAATCAAACACTATCTTAAAACGCTGGCTTGATGTAGCGGAGGCTTAATATGTGGAATCCTTTTAGACGAAAAGAGCAACGCAGCGAACCAATCACTATTGATGAATTCATCTCTTACATGGGCGTAAATAATACAGGCGCGGGCGAATATGTCAGCCCACAAACGGCAGAGGCTCTACCAGCGGTTATGAACGCTGTCACAGTGATTGCCGAGGCGGTAGCATCTATGCCTTGTTATCTGTACGCACTGAAAGAAGATGGGCGAGAAAGAATCTACCGTCATCCGGTTGAATATCTTTTAAATGAAATGCCTAACCGAAATCAAACGCCTTACCAGTTCAAATATACGATGATGCGCCATTGTTTGCTAACTGGTAATGCTTACGCAGTGATTGAGTGGAATAACAAGGGCGAACCTGTAAGCCTTACACCTTACCAGCCGAGCGAAGTAAATATCTTCCGTAAAGTAACAGGCGAACATATTTACCAAGTAACTGACTTAAACGGAGTAACTAGAAACTACCTTCAAGATGAAATGTTACACCTACGCCATAGTTCCCTTGATGGATTTATGGGGCGTTCACCTGTGACAGTTTGCCGTGAAACGATTGGACTAGGCTTAGCACAACAACGACACGGCGCATCAATTATGAAAAACGGATTGATGGCAAGCGGACTAATCTCAACGGCTGAATGGTTAGACGATGCGAAAGCACAGAAAGCAGTGAAAGCCTTAGAGCGTTACAAAGGCGCGAAGAACGCGGGTAAAACACCAATCCTTGAAGGCTCAATGGAATACAAACAATTAGGCATGACAAACCAAGATGCTGAATGGTTACAAAGTCGAACCTTCACAATTTCCGATATAGCCCGAATCTACAACATAAGCCCGATTTTCCTACAAGATTATTCCAATAGTAGTTATGCGAATTTCAGTGAGGCTAGTAGAGCGTTCTTATCACAAACCTTGCGGCCATGGCTGACTAACTTTGAACAACAGCTTAAAGATGCCTTAATGATTGACTTAACGAGCAGTAGCAAGAAACGGCACTTAATCGAATTTGACACAAGCGACTTACTCCGCACCAGTCAAAACGAACGTTTCAATAGTTATGATGTGGCGATTAAAGCGGGCGTAATGTCACCTAATGAAGTGCGCAGACGTGAAGGCTTGCCGCCTTATATTGGCGGTGATGAATTTAGCCAAGCATGGAAACAAACCGTAGAAGTTAAACGCAATGATAGCGTAAACGAAAACGAGGTGAACGATGCCTAGAATGATTAGAGCCGGCAAATATAACAAGGCGATAAGTTTACAAAAACAAGTAAACGAGACTAATGATTATGGCGGATTTGTAAGTAAGTGGAAAACCGTTGCGAATATACGCGCAGCGGTTGAACCGTTACAGGGTAGAGAGTTCTTTGCTAGCGCAAGCGTAACGAATGAAAACATTGTGCGAATCCGTATTAGATACGGAACGAATGTAGATAACACAATGCGCGTGAAATACGGTAATCGCCACTTAGAAATAACCAGCATCATTGATAGCAAGGAATCACACAGGGAATTACAACTTATTTGTAAAGAGGTAACTAATGGAAAAAACTGATTTAACGCTTGAAGAAATTAAGCAGCATTTAAACGTAGATCATGATTTAGATGATGACTTAATCGAAAGCTATAAGGTAGCAGCCTTTGAAGTATGCCAAAAACATATAGGCAAAACCTTTGGTGATGAAGAAACAGAAAAGACCGTTCCTTTTACCCCAGCTATAAAAGTGGGCTGCTTAATGTATATCGGGCATTTATACAGTAACCGAGAAATAACAACAGATACGCAACAAACACTTATCCCTATGACTGTTAAATCTCTATGGGATATTTACCGCGAGCCTTGCGCTTACTAAGGGTTTAGTAACAGATATGCCATACAAACCATTAAGACGATGTACATTTCCCGGATGTAGAAACAGGGTACAGTCTGGCAGATGT